GACACCTTGTCGTGGTAGGGAATGGCCTTATCATGGCGAACCCCTCCACGCAGGAGGTGCAGTTCGTTGACCTGCGGAAGTTCGCGGTTAAGCGGGACCCTGAGGGCAACCTGATTAAGGCTGTGGTCCATCAAAAGATCGACCGCCTGCGGGCTGCGGAGCTAATGCCGGACGCCCTTGACCGTGAGGTTGGATTCAATTACGACCCTGGGCGTGGCATTGGGGCAGCTGATCCTAACTCAGTGTCCCTGTTCACTGGCGTGTGCCTCAAGGATGATGGGCTGTATCACTTCTGGCAGGAGATTGGCGGCAAGGTTGTTCCTGACAGCCAGCGCAAGTTCAAGAAGGACGAGTGCCCTCTGATCCCTCTGCGGTTCAATGCCATCAGCGGGGAGAACTATGGCTCCTCGTTCGTGGAAGAGCTTGACGGAGATCTACTTGCCCTGGAGATGTTGAGTCGGGCTATGACTGAAGCTGCGCTGGCGGCAAGCAAGACAGTCATCCTTGTCCGACCCGGTGCCAGCGTGACTGCCCGTACCATTGCCACCGCCCCCAACGGTGGCGTCAAGCAAGGCAACCCGGAAGACGTGGGCGCGTTCCGCATCGACAAGCAGGCCGACTTCATGGTGGCCGAACGCCGGGCAGTCGCTCTAGAGCAGCGCCTCGCTACGGCATTCATGATTGCGTACCAGCGACAGGCCGAGCGCGTGTCTGCTACAGAGGTGCGGGCTGTCATCCAAGAACTGGAGGACGGTCTGGGCGGCGTGTACTCCTCCTTGGCTAATACAGTCCAGAGGCCCATCGTCGAGTATCTCATGTCCCGCGTGCAGAAGCGCCAGGATGTGCCCGACATTCCCAAGGGAGTTGACCCCATCATCAGCACGGGTATCGAGGCGATCACCCGAGGCCAGATGGCGTCGAAGCTTATGCAGGCTGGTCAGATTAGCCAGCAAGTCCTTGGCCCCGAACAAGCGGTGGGGGCACTTAATCCCCGCGCCGCCTTGCTTCAGATCTTCACGTCTGTTGGTCTGGATGCTGACGCTCTACTTAAATCTGAAGAGCAGATTGAGCAAGAGTTGCAGCAGCGTCAGATGATGGCTCTTGCGGAAAGAGCCGCTCCCAATGTTGTAAATGCCGCTGCTCAGTCGGCTCAAGCTCCCCCTTCCTGATGGTACTTCTTAACACTTCTACGACTGGCAGCACCGCTGGGTCGGTGGTCCTTCCCAACGCCAACGGCTCTAGCGATGCCGTCCCCGTCTTCGTGATGATCGGAGATTCCACCTGCCTGGGACTGGTAGGTGGGCACCCCGACCGACAAGACTCGTATATTCAACCCGAGTCGTATATCTCAGATGTCAGCGGCGGCGCTTACTCGCTGAACTGGGGTGGTGAGAATGGGTCACCGCTATTCAGATATTGGGATCAGTCCATGTTCCGAGAGACTGCCAGCGGTAACTGGAACAGTTCGGCAGAACCGACTGATAGTAAGCAGGGACGGGTTTACATCCGCCCGTCCACGGGTGCCGATCAGATTTACCAAGCAGGTAAGGTTCGTCCCCGCACGGCAAGAACAGGTACGCCCGCTTGGGGCGCTGCGGGCTTCGTGAACGGTCACGGGCTGACTGGCTTTGTGGGGGACCGCCCTTACCCGGCCAACAGCCCCGGCAATGTCCCTGCCCCTGCGTTCGGCAACGAGCTTTACGACCCGAACCCGCTGTTTTCCTTCGGGTACAACTTGATCAGCGGCTTGACTAACAGCGGGCCTACTGCGTTCAAAAGTTCAGCAGGCGTATTCAAAGCAGCCCACATGGTCCACCTTGGCGTGTCAGGCGCTCACATGCAGGCTCGCTCCGGTGATGATCCGCTCCGCGCTACGTCGTTCAACACCTCGTTGGCGGCAGCTTCGACGGGCGACATCGTGTCCCTGTACGACACGCTGCACGATATGTACCTCAAGCCTATGTCCACGGCCATGGACGCCAGCACGGCAAGCTCCACGCAGGGCTATCTCGCAGGCATTATCACGTTCCTTGGTTCGTTTGATGGGGTCAATTCACGCAACAATGCGGAAGACTGGCGCGACGACCAACAGGGTGGCGACGGTCTGATCTACCCGGAGCGTCTTGGTAGTAACCTTGTTGCCCTCACCAACGCCATCCGCGACGCGATGGGCTGCACCAACGTGCCCGTCATTCACGTCAACCCTCTCGACAACAGCAGTCTGGAGGGCGAAGGCAGCAGCTTTGTGGCAGGCTACAGAAGGATGGCGCTGGAATCGGTTGCGGCTGTCTGCCGTGACGACCCCTATCGCACTACCTTGGAAGTAGAGCCCTACAACCCGGGCGACCCGAACAACCCGAAGCAAGAGATCGGCAGCGATGGTATCCACATGAGCGCGACTGGTTGCGTGCGTCTGGGTAACCGTCTAGCCAATCACTACTGGAACACCTTTGTGGACAAAGGACTTTCCATTGACACTATTTCTGAAATCGGAGCATATCGCACCGTCTAATGGCTGAACACGAATCCGTCACTATCCAAAACGTCGAAGAAGGGCAACCCGCTGAAGCGACCGAACAAGCGCCGCAAGAAGTTTCGATTGAACAACAGCCCGACGCGGTTGACGTATCGACAACGGAAGAGGCTGCGACAGGCGAAGCAGAGCAGGTTGATCTCAAGATCGAGGAAAAGCCTGAAGGACCCACCGACTTCTTTAGCGATGAAAATTACTCCCGCATTTTTGATGCTATTGTCGCTAATGACATGGTGGTTCCTGAGGAACTGTATGCCGAGTTTGAAGCCGCTGGCTACCCCCGCACTGTTGCTGATCGGCTGATCAAGGCAGAGACTCTCATTGCGGAGCAGCGCGTCACGGACATTGTGAGTTCCGTTGGCGGGGCAGAGCGAGCGCAGGCTGCGTTGCAGTGGGCTGCGGAGAACCTGAGTTCCGAGCAGATCCAGACCATCAATGCCCAACTACAGGGCCGTGATAAAGACGTGGCACAGCTTGCTCTGCAAGGTCTAGTGGCTCAGGCGGGCGGTCAGACCACGGTGTCTGCTGACTCTGGTGGTGGTAGTGGGGAGATGTTCATGACGGAAGAAGACTTCCAAGAAGCCATCCGCGACGACGCCCGCATGTCTAGCCCCGGTTACCGCCAGATGGTCATGGAGAAGCTCGACCGCTCTGTCCGTGCAGGGTACATCGAACTATGAAGAAGCTCGTCTACACCTGTGTGCTGGCGCTGTCATCCTGTGTGATGCCCGGCGACCTGCAACGCCTTGCCGATGTGCAAGAGACTGCCCTCACGTCCTTCCAGATGACGGAAGCTGAGAGGCAGGAAGAAATCGTCCGCATTCTTGAGGACAGCACGCTGTCGCAAGAAGCCAAGACTGAGGAGCTTCAGGCTCTGCAAGTCGAAACTGCCGAGCGGCTCAAGGAATTGGCCGCAGTGGCAGAAGAAGATGCGAAAGCAGTTATCACCGAAATCAAAGACCGCACTGAGTCCATCGTGACGGCTGCGAAGTCCACGCCAATCACAGGCAACCCTCTGCTTGACCTGCTCCTTGCAGGCATGCTGGGCGGTGTGTCTGTTCCGGCAACATCTGGCATTCGACGCCGTCTCGCTGTCCCTCGAAACCCGAAATCCCCTGCGTGAGAGGTAGGCTCTCACTCAACCCCCTTATCCATTATGTCTCTGAACTCTGTTGACGCGCTGAAAAGCGCCCTCTGGTACAGCAACGGGACCCGCTTTGAAGACGATGTCACGCGCGTTGAGGTCTGCACTGACCCGAGCCGCCTTGCCAACGTGGGCGGTCCTGATGCTGGACAAGACCTGATTATTTCGTTTGCCTATAAGGCGGGCTCGGCTGCAGATGCGTTCCGTGTCGGCTTCCAAGTGGGCGAAGCCTGGAGTGGCGACGCTGCATTCGTCGATATCTCCCGTGACCTGAGCGGCACGATTGCCTCGGCTAACGCTAACGGCAAGCTGGCCTACTCCAAGACGGACGAAGAAGGCGTCGGTATCTTCACGCTGCGGTTTGCTGATCTCGACACCATCACTACGACCGTCGAGCTTTGCGTTGACCTTCAAGGCAAGGCCCCCGTCACGCTGTACGACCTTCAGCTGACCTTCGCGGGCTCCGATGCCCTGACCGCCTGATCCATGACTCCTTAGAGTCCACGATAGCAGCGCCACCCGATACGTTGGGTTACAGCGAGGACGCTAGAGGGACAAGCCTACGGAGTTGTGATCGACACCAACCACTCTTCTTCTCTCTACACTTCATACCTATTTATTAGTTATGGTCTCCTCTCTTACTACGACCACTCTTGGTCGCAATGGCTCTCTGGCTGACACCGAGGCCCTCTTCCTTAAAATGTACGCGGGCAAAGTCCTTGAGACTTTCCAAACCGAGTGCAAGATGGAAGGACTTATTGATGTCCAAACCATTAGTGAAGGCAAATCCTTTACCTTTCCAGTTTACGGTCGCGCAGAGGCCAAGTACCATCTAAGGGGCGAAAATATGCTCGACCCTGCGAACGGCTACCTGAACAACATTAAGTTCAGCGAGAAGGTTATCTTCCTCGATAGGCCGCTGGTTTCGCTGCGTGCTACCGATGATTGGGATGACATGGTTAATCATTGGGACAGTGCTAGTCGTCTAGCTACTGAGCAAGGCTTTGCTCTTGCGCGTACCCGTGACAAGCAGATTCTTTCGCTGCTCTACAAGGCCACGTCGGAGGCCCCGGCGCTCACCGCTGAGGAAGTCGGCGGCGGCGCTACCGTTGGTTCGGCAGGCACCATCACGGTGGCCGGACTGAGCGGTCCCGCCTTTGCCACCAAGGCTGACGCGCAGAAGGTCATCCAGGGTATGGGTTCTGCGGCTGCTGCGCTCGCAAAGCGTAACTGCCCGATGGACGAGGTCCGCATCGCCATGTCCCATGAGGACTACTTCGCGGCCCTGTCCTGCCCCGACTCCCCGTTCATCGCCCTTGAAACCAACAAGAGCGGCCCGAACGGCGACATTTCGGAGCGGTCGGCCATCAACCGTGTCGTCGGTTTCCAGATCTTTGCCACGAACCACATGCCGTCCGCGACGGGTGATGGCGGCATCGGTCAATACGTCGATGACACTGATGGTCAGTTCAACACTTACGCAGCGCCCGACACCAATCTTCGGATGCTCGCCTTCCACAAGTCGGCCATTGGCTCTGTGCGCCGTCAAGGCGTTACGGTGGAGCGTGAGCGCAAGATGGAAATCCTTGGTGACGTGATCTCGACGTACTTCGTCGAGGGTCACGGCATTCTGCGCCCCGAGTGCGCGGTCGCCATTGAATTCAACGCTGGTGTCTGATCTCTAGTCACGCCGAGGTGACGTGCGGCGTGTACTTCGCTACGACTGTCATAGGGCCGCTTCAGCTTATCTGTGGGCTGGAGCGGCCCGTTTCCCTTAATATCCAATGACTCACGCGCTGACCCAACTCGAAGCCATCAACGTCGTCCTCGGCGCGGCAGACATCTCGCCTGTAACTACCATTGGAACG